CATCCCAAACGCGACATTGCAGCTCAAAGAGCTTTTAAAAAAACGGTTTTCCCAATGCGGTGAAGAAAGCTCGACGGGCTGCCGCCAAGCGGGGCCGCGAAGATGAAACGGACGGCCCCCTGCCGACGGGGTCAGACCATGCAGCCATCTTACCCTTCCATACGGTCACCGAGCGCGAGCGGGTCATGTTAGACGAGGTGCTCGATCTGCTTCCACGTCACGACGGGAGCCCGCACAACCCGCACAAGGTGGCCGATTGGCTGAACCAGCACTGCCGGATAGGCGAGCTCCAGCTGTTCGTCGGCGGTGTCGAGATTGCCCCGGCGGCCATTCAGAACGGGATGATCACGGTCGTGGGGCGCATTTCGCAGGATACCGGAGCGCGGTCGCTCGAAGGCCAGATACGCGGCGGATGGAACGCTAGCTGGGGCAAAAACCCGGCTTTCGCCTTCGATCGCAAGAGCTTCATGGCGTGCCTCGGGGGCGCCAAGGACCCCGGCGGCCGTCCGCCGGAATACAGCAGAGAGCCGGCACCGGAGCCGCCACCGCTCACTCCGACCGCGCGCCAGATGCTGCGGATGTGGCCAGATGGCCGGCCGGTGGATCTCACGACCGCCGATATAATGCGCATGTCGAATGCTGGTAAGGATGCCGTTGAGGACGGGTTGCGCATCCTTTACCTACACTACCCAGAAAAGTGGCCGCGCAAACGCATATAACCCTCATTGAACCGTTATCGTAGGGACTTTCCGGGGATTCCCCGGGGATTTTCCAGGGACTTTCCGGGGACTTTCCGGGGATACAATTTCAAGGAGAGGTGTACTGTAGGTCATCATCGTTAACTAGTGGGTGACCCGCAAATGCTCCCCTCTGACCAGGCCGCCGCCATAAAGGCCTTGGAGACGCTGCGTGCGGTTTTGTTGAGCTCGACGGCGCCTTCGGATCAGCCGGCACCTGCGTCGAAATCGCAGCCTGCGGCTGCGCCTGTCGTTCACGCAGCGTCCGCAAACAGGCATCCGACCGGGATCACGCTATTACCCGACGGCGCGCCGGTCGAGGCACGACCTGCCGCGCCCGCGACAGGCCCGCCCGATTTAACCCGACTTCCCGAGTTCGCAATCGTCGGGCGCGAGCTGGCTGCGGTCATTCTGGGGATCAGTCTGGAAACCTTAAAACGGTTGGAAAATTCCGGCCGAGGACCGCGGAAGATCAAAGTGTCACAAAAACGGGTCGGTTATCGGCTCAGCGATTTGCGGCTGTGGGTGGAGTCCCGCACCGCGGCCTGAAGCACCACAAATTCGAACTTGGACGCGGCAGCTGCCCGCCGCCACAGGAGAACTGCGCCGTGATCAAGAACACGCCGTCGCTTACATGGCGCAATGCCTTGCCGGCACACCCCGCGGCCAAAGAATTTGTTGCTCCGACGCCGACTGATCTGAAGAAATTAGCTGACGATATTGCCGCCAACGGACTTCAGAACAAAGTTAAGATCCAGTGGCGCGACGGCGTGCGAATTTTGCTCGATGGCCGCAGCCGTCTCGACGCGCTGGAAATGAATGGCCGTACGATCGACCTTGATGACACTTCAATATTCGAAGTCGTCGCCGAAATCATCGATCCGGTTGCCTACATCATCAGCGCCAATATTTTACGCCGCCACCTGACCAGTAAACAGAAGCAAGATCTCCTGATCCAGCTGATCGCGCGAACGCCGGAAAAATCCGACCGGCGGATCGGCAGGGAAATCGGAGTAGACCACAAGACGGTGGCCAAGGCTCGCGCCAGGACGTGGGGAAATTCCCCACGTCCGTGCCGAATCGATAGTAAAGGCCGCAAGCAACCCGCCGCCAAGGTCCGCAAACCACCCCGCGTTGTGTCAGCTGTGCCGTCAGCACCACAGGCGGTGCCTGTGCCTATCGCCCCGCCGTTGCGCGTGGTCGGCAACAGCCTCGGCCCAGAAGCATCTGCCGTCGCGCGCAAAGCCTTCTACGCGGCAACGGAGCTGCCGCCCGCTGACGTGACCACCAATTATGCCGCCAATCGGCGGGGCGTGTCTGGTGAGCGCCATCCAGCCTTGACCAGCGCCTTGCGCAAGGCAGTCCTCGCCATGGAGTCGGATAATCCCGCCGCCGAGATCATTCGCACATTCAAGGAATTCGTCACCCTCGCGGCTACCCTTGGCGTCCGCGTCGATTGCATCGACGTGTGCGCCCGCCGGGCGCTGCAATGAAGCTTGAATCCGAATTTTGCAGGATTTCTGCAGGCCCAGTGCCGCCTGCAGGGACGGAGAGGGGAAAACCTGCCACGGCGACCCCTCCTCGCAACAAAGTGCCCGGAGTAAGGCTCATGTTGTTACAAACAAAGCATGGTTTCGTCAACGGCGTCGCGACGGCGCCGAACACCAAGTGGTCACTTGACCACGGCACTCCGACCAAGGTCGAGCGTGCCTTCGTTGCGGCGGATTGGGCCTCGGGGCGCATACCCTATCGGCCGACGATCGCCGAGGCGGCGGTGAGGGCAGGAGTCAGTCCGACTTATGCCTGCCACGCGCTCCATCGACAGGCCGATCGAGCCGAGATCGTTGCGGGCCGTATTCCGCTGATCCCGCCGTCAAGGTCACCGTCCTCCTCGGAGGCAAGGGACCGTAAGCGGCTGGCCCGCATGGCCAGCAAGCGGGGCGTCGAGCGGCTTCTCGAAATGCTCGCTGAACTCGAAACCGCCGCGGATACCAACAGGCCCGGCATCAACGGCCTGTCCCCGTCCCCGTCGATTTTCGGTAGCGGCAACGGAAGCCTTCACCCGGCGCAATAGTTCAGCGCGCCCGGCGCAGTGATCTGGCGCCATCAATCCATCGCCTCGACTTCGGCCGAGGCGACCTCAAAAAGCGCGGCACAAGGAGCAATACACGATGCCTAAATTTGATTGCGACGCGACGATCACCTTCAGCTACGTCGTCACCGCTGCCGACGCGGAGGCGGCGGTGATTTTGCTCGGTGAGACGCTCGGTTCCTGGGACCAGGATCTCTCTCCCGACGACATCGAGGACTCGCGAATCGAGGGGCCGACGGTCAGCTCCGACGTCAGCTGTATCGGCGTCGAGCTAGTGCCCGGTTGACCGACTCAAGCGGGCGGCGCCTCGAGCGCCGCCCCCTCAGAAGGGCTGATCACACGCATAAGAACAGCCAGGAGATATAACATGACCGCCGCCGAGATCACAAACCAGATTAAAACCGCGCTGCGCACGCAGTTCCCGCAATGCAGATTCTCCGTCACGGATGGTGGATTTGGAGGTAAGCGCATTACCTGGACCGACGACGGTCCGGCGGAGACAGACGTCGAAAATGCGATCATCGCCGCGGGCCTCGTCAAAATTGGGCACGGGGACAACAACGCGCGCGACCTGCGGCTCCCGAACGACGCCAGCATTTTTCTCGACCGCTACAACGAAGCCGAGCGCGCCGCCGACCAGCAATACTGGCAAGCGTTGTGGCAACAATCAAAACTTAAAAGTCTGGCCGAGCGCGCTGAGCGCGCCGAGCGCGCAACCGCTAAGCGGCAGCTCACCCGTGAAATTTTTGCCGAGCAGAGTGTCCCGCCAGTCCCGCTGCTTCGTGAGCTGAACGACTGGGTAATCAAGCAAAATGAGAAGCGGCTTCCGAAATGGAAATTTCGCTTCGCGCCGAGGCTGCGCTGATCGCACGGTACGGCTCCGAAGTGCTGGGCTTGCTCGGCCAATCTGACCGAAGCGTGTTCGTTGCGGAGAAGTCACTGCCCCAACCGGAGGCGCCACTATGACCAACACCGCTCCTGAAAATCCACCCTTCGAGATTGTTCCAGACAATCGGTTGCACGCGGCCTGGGAGAAATCCGAGGCGCTCGCATTGTCAATCTACACCACCAATGACGGTTGGATTGAAAGGAGGCCGACCACCGCTTCGCAGACCCTCCGCAAAATGGCTGAAGGTTTTCTGGAAATAGCTAGCGAGCTGGACGTCCTCGCCAGCGAGGTCGCGGCCGAGGACGAACGAGTTGCGAAAAGCACAGTCGCCCTGAGCAGGGCCTATGCCGAGGTCATTGGCACGATCGAGCGGGACCAACTCACCAGGCGCTTCGGCGAAATTGTGCGCACACCCTACAAACCTTCGGAGCCGACACCATGAATGGCGTGTGGGTTCCAGAACCGCGGCTGAAACGGTATTTCGGGGAGCTGTGATGAACATCATCCGCGCTGCTACGGCAACCTTGCCACCGCGCATCTTGATCTATGGAAGCGAAGGTGTCGGCAAAACTACTCTCGCCGCAAAATTCCCCGGGCCGATCTTTCTGCAAACTGAAGACGGCTGCCCCTCGGGGTTGACCATCGACACGTTCGGCGTGCTCGAAAACTATAAGTTCGTACGCGAGGCGCTGTCGTTCCTTGCTGGCGGGCCGCATGAATACCGTACAGCTGTCATTGACAGCCTCGACGCACTCGAAGCCGTGATTTGGCGCGACGCCTGTACGTCGCAGGGATGGGCATCGATCGAGCAACCGGGTTACGGTAAGGGCTATGTTATCGTCGATTCGTGGTGGCTGGATATTTTCGCCGGTCTCGATTTTCTGCGGCGCGAACGCGGCATGACGGTGGTTCTGCTGGCGCACAGCGTCATCGAGACTGTCAACGATCCGAGCACTTCATCCTACACAGCCTATGGCCTTCGCCTGCATAAGCGTGCTCGTGGACTGGTGCAGGATTGGGCCGACCTGATCGGGTTTCTCGCGCCCGATCTCAATATCACCAGTGAAGATGCCGGCTTCGGAAGGAAGCGCAGCCGCGCTGACGGTGGCTCGATTCGCTGGCTTCACGTTGAAGGACGTCCGTCCTTCACGGCGAAGAACCGTTACGGCATGCCGCCGAAAATCATGATCCCGAAAGATTTCAGTTTCGGCGCCGCGTTGGCGCCGTACTTCCCGCCTGCCGTGGCGGACCCACAGCGCGGCAAAACCCAACCCAAACTGAAAGAGGTGCAATCGTGAGCCTGGAGTTTCCTGAATCCGGTTATACGCCCAGTGACACCGAAAACTTCGAGTTACTACCACCTGACGAGTATGTCGCAGAGGCCATCGAAGGCAGCATCGCGCCCCCCAAATCAGGGAATGGGATGCAGCTGACACTGACGTGGAAAATCATCGAAGGAGAGCACGAGGGTCGGCGGCTTTGGCAAAACATTTGCTTCCTCCATCCGAAGGCCGGCGCGCAGTTTCACGGCCAGAAGATGCTCAACTCGATCATCGCCGCCGCCGGCGCGGCGACGCCGTTGAAGAATGTCGAGCCGCTGCTGTTTGTGCCGGTTCGTCGCGGCATTGCGATCGAAGTCGACAAGATCGGCGCATATCCTGACAAGAACCGTGTCGTGAAGGTCTCCCCGCTGGATAGCGAGGCCACTGAAGCGACGCAGGCCAAGCCCGCGCCGAAGCCGGCTCCATCTCCTCCGTCCACTGCAGCGCGTCCGGCACCTGCAGGCACTGCACCCTGGAGGAAGTGAGGAGGTTTTCAAATGATGACCAGAAAGAAACCGATCAAGTGGCAGGCGGACGGCGAAGGATGGTGGATGCATACCGACAGCGGTGACTGTTGGATCGTCCCGGCCATCAACGACGACGAGGAAATCGTGCCGGGCTTCGTGGTGGCTGCCTCCAAAGAAGAGTACGGATCGTCGTGGCACCTAGAATATGTCTACAAAAGCCTCAAGACGGCGAAGCGCGCAGCCCTCAACCTCTTCGAGCAGATCAAGGCGGAAGAGGACGCTCATTAAATGTTCGAGCTTCGCCCATACCAGCGTCAGGCGCTCGATGCGCTTGACGCCTACTGGCGCAACGGCGGGGGCCATGGACTGATCTCCATGGCGACCGCTACTGGCAAGTCGCTGGTCATCGCGTGGCTGATCCGAGATCTCAAGCAGCGGTACCCCGACCTGCGCATCCTCGCGCTGACGCATGTGCAGGAGCTGATCAAGCAGAACGTCGATCACGTTCTTGCACTGTGGCCCGACGCACCGCTCGGCATTAACTGCGCCGCGCTCGGAAGGCGCGACCTCGATCATCCAATCCTGTTTGCCTCGATCCAGAGCGTGTTCCGCAACCCGGATGCAATCGGCAAACGAAACCTTGTCCTGATCGATGAAGCACATTTGGTAAGGCATTCCGGCGATGGGATGTATCGTAGCTTGCTTGATGCCCTTCGTCCGCTCGATCCCGACATGCGGATCGCCGGGTTCAGCGCAACGTGTTACCGGCTCGACAGCGGCAAGCTTAACGAAGGTGACGGCAAAATATTTGACGATATCGTTTTCGATTACGGCATAGGCCAGGGAATTAAAGACGGCTGGCTATCGCCGCTGTCATCGAAGGCTACCGAGACGATCATCGACGTCACCAATGTCGGCCGTCGTGGTGGCGAATTCATCGAAAGCGAGCTGCAGGAGGTAGCCAACGTCGAGGCCGTCGTTCGCGGGGCCTGCGCCGAGATCGTCAAGCATGGTGTCGATCGCAGGTGCTGGCTCGTGTTCTGCACCGGCATCGATCATGCCCGGCACGTTCGCGATGTATTGCGAGGGCATGGCATCGCCACCGAAATGGTGCTCGGCGAGACACCCACACATGAGCGCGAAGAAATTATCGCCGCCTACAAGGCCGGCAAGATCACCTGCCTGGTCAACGTCAATGTGCTCACAACCGGATTCAACGTGCCGCAGGTCGACCTCTTGGCGATGCTGCGGCCGACGCTGTCGACCGGGCTCTACGTCCAGATGGTCGGGCGCGGCACCCGCAAAGCCGAAGGGAAGACCAACGGCCTCGTGCTCGATTTCGCGGGCAACGTCCGGCGGCATGGGCCAGTCGATGCAGTCAACCCTAATATCAAGTCCAGCACGGGTGAGACGCCCACGAAGGTATGCCCTGAGTGCGATGAGCTTGTTGCGATCAACGCCTATGAATGTACTGCCTGCGGGTATCAGTGGCCGCGCCCGGCACCGAAGATCATGCGGCCGTCGCCGATGCGATGCCGGTGCTGTCAACCGGTCGAGGTAACCGGCACTGCGTTTCGCATTCATTACAAGCGAAACGATCCTTTGGCGCCGCCGAGTCTGTGCGTCACCTACCTGTGCGGTCTCACAACCTACGACGAATATATCTCGATCGAGCGACAGGGCTACGCCCGAGTACGCGCTGAGCGGTGGTGGTTTGCCATGGGGGGCGAGTCGCCTGTCCCGGCAACGGTGATGGAAGCGGTGGGCCGCATTTACGAGCTGGCTCGCCCCGTCGAGATCCTCGTCTACCGCAACGACCGCTGGTGGAATGTCAGCGATCGCAGGGTGCGCCGTTACGACGGCTCTGTGGTCGAAATCGATCGCAACCTCAACACCTGGACTCGCGGATCGCGTCAAGCCGCCTTCGAGGCGATGAAGCTCAACGACGAAATCGTCTACTAGGAGGAACGTAAATGTATCCGCACCCGAAAATCAAAAACCGCTGGCATTGTCGGAAATGCAGCGTGAACACTTCCGAGATAAACGAGTATTACTCACTTCGTCCCGAAGTATGGAACAGCGTCATCGACAGATGGAAAATATCCAAGGATAAAGATGGCCAAGCCGGAATGATTTGCATCCGGTGCTTCGAAAGCCTGTTAGGCCGGCCGCTCATCACCAGGGATTTCTCGGATTGCCCCCTTAATCATTCGAACTTCAGTTGCGGTTCACCTCTTCTGCGGCGACGCCTGAGAAGCGAGTTGCCGTTCTGGGACGACTGGCCATCCTTCGGCCGATGAGATTATCCCCATGACCGCTGCCTTTCGCTTCGCCACCACCGAGCCGACCGCATGCATGGTGTGCCGCCGCCGGGCGATGTGGCTCGGGTTCACGCCGCATCACAGGAGTCCGATCGCATGGCTTTGCGACGATACCGGCTGTCACCGCGTTGCACGGAGCATTTACAAAATGCCTGATGTCATTCTCGACGCCTTCGAGCAGGGTGCTGCATTCGAGGCAGGCGCCGACGCTGCCGGATATCTTGAAGAGGTAGGCACGACCGACCTCGCCAAGCTGACAGAGGCGGAATGGCGCGAATTCCTGCGCCGGCTGATCGTCGGCTTCGAGCAAATCCTTCGAAGGAAGCTCCTGGAAAATGAGGCGCCTTTTTAGCGGAGGATGCATGTCCATCAGCGCGGAAGCAAACGGCAAACTAAGGACATGGTGGAAGAAACACGAGATTGCAGCTGCTGCCGTCGACGCAATCCTCAATGAAATCGAGAAGGTCTCGACAGCTGAAGACTTCACCCACAAGCACGCCAAAGGGCGTCACCGCGTATTTGATCGTATCAACGCCCGGTTAATCCGTGCCGGCGCTCGGATCACTGCGTTACGACACGATGGCCAACAGCCTATAGCGGCGTGGAGCTATCTCAAACCGCAGCAAACGGGCGTCATCCTCGATCCGGCACATCCGCGCGACAATCAGGGCTGTGTGTGCGTGCGTTACTTTGCGATGGGGTGGTGGCCGTATCGCGATCGCGCTGGCGGCGTTGCCGATGTCGGGAGTGGAATCTGGAGTAGTGAATTCACGCGGCATTGTCTCGGTCGCTACCTGGAGCGCGGCGTTGGAAAGCTCGACGATGCGCTGTTTGCCGCCCATCGGGCATTTCTCGACGTCGACAGTCGAGTGGTTACAGCGCAGTCCGCCTTCAGGCTCCGTGTTTTGGATGAAGTATGGGTATGTGAGCGCCGCGTCGGCCGCGAGGTAGGCGTGCCTTATACCAATATGCATTACGTTGTGCGGACGCATCTCGATTTCAATCAGCTTGGCCCAACCCAAGAGCAAGGATTGGTCGAGCCTGATCCGAGTGCTGGCGAATATCGGCTTGGTGCAAGCTTTTTGGCCCTGCCGATGTTCAAAGATATCAGAAAAAGCGGAGATCGGATTACCGTCCGCATACGAGACGGTATGCCGCCGTACATTTCGTAAGACTGTATGGAGAGAGATGTGGGTGTCTATGCGGAGCTAGGCGAGCGACTGATCGAGCGTGGTTACGGTGCATTACCAATCATGCCCGGCACCAAGCGCCCCGGCTTTCTGTTCGCCGGGTGCTGGATCGGGCTTGCGAATTGGCAGAAACGCTTCAACGGTGGCGTGCCGCCGTCGACGGAGCGTGCCAGGTGGGCGGCCGGTGATACCGGACTGTGCGTCCTCGGCGGATACAAGGGATTGATTGCCGTCGATACCGACACCGATGATCCCGTCATCAACGCTGCGCTGCGGAAGGAGTTGCCGCCGTCACCGGTACGTAAGCGTGGGCAGAAAGGTGAGACCTCCTTCTATTACGGTCCCGAGATCGAGAAGTCGCAGTCGTGGAACATTGATGGAAAGCGCGTAGTCGACCTTATTGGTCCTGGTCGCCAGACCGTGCTGCCGCCCACAGTCCATCCCGACACGGGGGCACCATACAAGTGGCTGACGACCGAGACGCTGGAGGATATCGCGCCGAGTAACCTGCCGGTGTTGCCGGCCGACGTTGCGGATCGGATCACCGCAGCTCTGACGCCGCTGGGGTATCAGTCGGAGCCGTCCTTCGATCCTTCGACGGGCTCAGGGCGCTCGGGATCGCATACCGTTAACGGTGATGCCGATAATCCCTACCGGCAGCTCAATGAGCGGGCACTCGCAAAACTTGCCGCCTGGGTGCCTTGTACCGCTGTCGGCCAGCACGCGGTGGCTTCGAGGCGGTGCCGTTATGGCGGCCATCCACGACCGGCCGGCCGCCTGAGAAGCGGCATCTGAACCTCAAGATCGTGGCGGCCGGGATTCGGGACTTCGGCGCCGACCAGGGTTACACGCCGATCGACCTTGTGATGGCGGCATGCGAATGCGACCTCGACACTGCCTTCAAGTTCCTGGCTGAGCGGCTCGGGTTTGGAGTCGAGGTTGATGTGTCCGGTTTGGTGGCGGCACAGGTCGCAGAGCCGGAATTGAAGTCGGATCGCCAAGGGCGTGCCGAAACTTCGGCAGACCCAAAGCCGGTGCCACTGCCGCCTCAGGACGATCTCGAAGCCTTTACCCACCCGCCGGGCCTGGTCGGGGAGATCATCGACTGGGTGACGGCGACGTCGCGCCGACCCAACCGGGTGCTGTCACTGGGGGCTGCGATCACCGTGGTCGGCACCCTGATAGGAAGGCGGGTGGCGGGCCCCACCAATTCGGCGACGCATTTGTATGTCGTCTCGATCGCTCTCAGTGGGGGAGGCAAGGGGCACGTGCTTGATTCAACCCTGCAGCTGATGCACGCCGCCAAGGCCGACGCCCATATCGGACCGTCGCGCTTTCATTCCGGCAGCGCAGTGTTCCGAAGCCTCGAAACCATGCCGGTGATGTTGGCAGTCCAGGACGAGTTCGGTGGAGTGCTGCGGGCCATCACCGACCGCAAGGCAGGCAGCTTCGATCGCCAGACCGGGGAGGTCCTGCGAGCATTGTGGGGGATTTCGTTCAAGACCTTGGCAGCCCCCGCATGGGCAACCCGGGATACCATCCGTTTGGTGCGCTGTCCTGCAATGTCGATCCTGGGTTTCTCTACGCCAAACGAGTTCCTCGCCGCGCTACAGGGCGAGAGCGTCGACAACGGGCTGCTGAATCGATTCCTGGTGCTCCCCAGCACTGTTCGCGTGGCGGAGACCGATCCGTCGCTGAACCCGCTCGAAGTTCCCCAGCGTCTCGCCGACGACCTCAACCAACTCTACCTGTGGTCTGGACCGGAAAGCCTGTTGCATATCGGCGATCCCGAAGTGGTTTACAGCCCCGAAAAGCTTACCTGGGCCAGCGCCCGTGCGCGGTTTTGCTATGACGACTTTGGTCGGGTGGTCGAGGAGTACATCAACGCGCATGCCGGAAGCGTCTCCTACCTCGCACGCTGCGTCGAGACCAGCATTCGGCTGGCCACTATCCGTGCGGCCGGGAGGTGGGGCCGGGGCGCCAGGGTTGATGTGGGGGACATGGAATGGGGTGCCGGCATCGCCTGGAAGGCCGCGCAGGGGCTGGCGGAGGCGGCACAAGATTATCTGCCCCAGAACGAGCGCAGCGAGACAGGTAAAAAGCTCGTTGCTCTGATCCGTCGCCGTGGAGTGATGAGACGGCGAGATATCCAGCGGTGGACGCGCTGTCGGTTGGATACCCGGCAGCTCAAGGACATTCTCGCCCAATTGGTCGAGGCGGGAGAGATCGAGGAGACAAGCCAGGGGTACCGATTTACCGCAGAGGTGCCTGAAAAGTGTCTGTAAAGTGTCTGACCCGTATAAGTTGAAAACTCAAGTCATGGGACAACCTGAGAGAGAAGTGTCTGTAAGTGTCTGTAAGGCATTTTCAGACAGAAATGATAAGGAATATCATATACATATATATGAGTGTCTGTATGTCTGAAGAAAAAAAATGGGGGAGAGAGAATGATGGAAATTTGCAACCTGAGAGGGAAATACATCATTTTACAGATATTATGCAGACATTTTGCAGACACCACTTACTGGTTGTAGTCGTGCCGCTCTACTGCTATACGCGCGTGTATGGATTGCGCGCCTACCATGCCACCGCTATCGCTGCCGCTGCCGCCTGTTTACGCCGTCAGCCGTGACAGCCGCGGCTGCTGGTCGGTCTACGCTCCGGTCCGCTGCGAGCTCAGCAGGCGCGGCGTCCGGCGGATTGCCAGGCTTCCTCCATTTGACGAGGAGAGGCCGCGCGCGGCTACCCCGGCCGACTTGCGATATTCTGCTGATCAGGAGATGACGACATGTTGAAGGAAGCCGCGGCGGAGGCGCCAAGAATCACCCTTCGGTTCGCCGCGCTCGGGATGTGACGCCGAATCCGCTCGACTATGCCAGGACGGTCGAGCCTGAGCCGTATTGCTGAGATCGCTCCCAACGCGACTTTGACGGGCCGGGGGGAGCCCCCAAAAAAAGAGGGCCCGATCGCGGCGGAACGCGCTGAGCTCGCGCAATACTACGCATGCAAATGGCTTAATGGGGCGCTAATGTCCTGGCACTTTGATGGAATCGCCCATGACCGCAATCCCTCATGCCCCGCAGCGGCTGCGACCGCCGGCCGGCTTGTCAGGCCTCGAGCGGGAAATTTTCGCTCAGGTTGTTGGGTCGCTGCCGATCACGCATTTCCTGCCGTCGGATCTGCAGTTGGTCGTTGAGTACGCGACGGCGTGTGCGCTGGCGAGGGACGCTTCGCGCCACCTGATCGAGGAAGGTGCCGTCATCAATAACCGGGTATCGCCGTGGCTCATCGTGCAGGAGAAATCGACCCGCGCGATGGCGGCGCTGGCGACGAAGTTGCGGCTCTCGCCGCAAAGCAGAGCCCGCACCAAGGTGAAAGCCGCGCCCCCTCTAAGCTACTTCGAGAGACAGCGGTTGCAGCAATTGGAGGATGTCGATGATGCAGCGCATTGAGTTGCCCGCCAGCGTAATTGACGCCCGCGACTTGAGAGCACTTCAGGATGCAATTGTGCTGGCCCGGGCATCGGGCTGGGTGGGCAAGGAGCAGGACGGAATCGCTGCGGCGCACCACTGCCAAGTGAAATCGTTGCAATTGCGGCCGTGGGAAACGCCGCCGATGTTCGTAGCTGACCCGACCAACCCGCGGCCCGGCGAACAGGATGCCGCGAGGCTTCTGCGTGAGATGTTGGCGTACGGGCTTTCGAGATACTGCGCTGACCCGAAGCGCGCGCTGGCGGAAGCCGAAGCGGCCGAGCCATCCCAAATGAAGCCATTCCCCTGCCGCCGGCCGGATTGATTGTTATGGTTCCTGACTTAGGCCGGGACGAGCTGCTTGAGGCTGGAGTAACCGTGGAGGAAGCTGTGGGCACCCCAAAGAAGTACATCGTCCTTTTCGATGACACGACCTGCTCCATTCGCCTCGTCGACGGTTTCATTTATGGGGCATTTTCGAGCCGCGCAGCCGCGCTGCAGTTCGCGCGCATGCGGGGGCTGAAGTTGTCCGAGCCCGGCGTCCGGCAGCCCGAGCCTCCAGCCCCGGCGGCGGCGGAGACCGCAGGCTAGAGCATGTTCCGACGTCAGTGAATCGGGGGATTCCCAAACGTTTATGGATGCGCGAATCTTTTGACATTGATTCGTTTTTTGGAGGCGATCGA